CCTGTGGAAGTCGTCGCACCCGTTGAGGCGCCTGTGGAAGTCGTCGCACCCGTTGAGGCGCCTGTGGAAGTCGTCGCACCCGTTGAGGCGCCTGTGGAAGTAGTCGCACCTGTGGAAGCACCTGTGGAAGCACCTGTGGAAGTAGTCGCGCCCGTTGAGGTACCTGTGGAGGTAGTAGCACCCGTTGAGGCACCTGTGGAGGCGCCCGCCTCCTAAGCCTCATACTCTACCTTCTCATCAATCAACCCGATAAGATTTGTAGTCCGTTCAGCCGGCATTTCTCGCCACTGAGTACGGATGGCGTTATTTTGAAGACCGATAGTTACGGTCTTCTTTCCACGACTTGTCGCCGTATAGATAAGATTACGATTGATAAACCCTGGAATGGGCTTATTCATCAAAATCAGTACATGTTCGTACTCAGCTTTAACATCTTCTTATAAGATGTGTTTTGGACACTTGTCCATTCTGTCAATTTTTGACCCCGTAAAAAAATTGATTTTGGAACAAGGGCGATAGAGCAATCGCAGCCACTCCTGCTTCCTACCTCCTACCTCCTACCTCCTACCTCCACCTTCACCTCCTATCTCCTACCTTCTACCTCCACCTTTACCTCCTACCTCCTAACTTTCCTCAAATGTCTTATTCCCGTTATGATCACCAAGAGTACATGCGTGAGCGCTACGAAGAGTATATTGAACAAAAGCGCGAAGAACAGGAGTATCATGAACTCTATAAGGACGACGTCTATTATGAAGAGCAGGGAGAAACCCAATGTAACTGCTGTAATAATACTACGAGTGGCGTCCCTCTTAACAGACTCGTGACTGTCACAACGATTCCAGACTATGATGGCGGATTCTCCGCCGTTAATTGGGATCCAACAACTAATCAATTTCTTGTTTGTAAGCCAGGAGTAAAAGACTTTCCTATTTACCGAACGGAAGAGACTCTGCGTTCTTTAGCCCAGATGATTGCCTTTAATCCTAAGGAATGGGGGTGCCCTACATGTGGATGCTCAACAATTTTCAAAGATTACGAATATGTCTGCTGGTGCGATTCTTGTAAGGACGGATGCGATAGTCCGGCTAAGGTAATGCCCCTTCCGCGGGCAGAGCCTCGCAAGAGATCGGTATTCTTCTCCAATCGACGAGGATCCCTCCCTCCTCCTCCGCCACCGCCAACTGGTAAGCTAGAGCGTCTCACGGCGGTTGGTAGTTCTGATACGCTCTTTGAGCCGACACCAGTCTCGCCCAAGTCCACCTCGTCCAAGTGCACCTCACCACACTATTTGAGTGCGGAGGATACAGTAAAGTTCAAGTTTGCCTAAATTATTAAAAAAACAAAAAAAAATAAATAGTAATACAACTACTAAATATTTTTTCACTTGCGATGACGACGAGACTGTTTACGCTTACGGCGGGTTTCACCTCCTTTGCGTTTAGGAATATAAAAGTAAGGATGCGGTTCCTTCTTACCTGTTTTATTATCTGCAGACCAATATTTAATATTATATTTAGCACGATGAAAGTCTACAAAATCCCATACACGCCGCCAGTCCTCTTTTGTAAATTGTTCACGATATAATCGCCCATCATTTTGTAAATATTCAATCCAATATTGTTCAGGAGGAGGCGGCTTTTGCCAATCGGGTACATTATATGCAGCATTATAAAAACTAGAGTAATTATTATTATTTACTGGAGCGGGTACTGTAGACGGTGGCGGCGGCGGCGGCGGCGGCGGCGGCGGCGGCATCGGTGGTTCATTCATAGCACCAGACGCGCGAATAACTGAATTGACCACATTACGAGGACGATTCGCTAAATTTGGTAACATACCAAATGCCGACATTGTGCCCAATGGACCTAACCGACTTGATAAAGGATATTTAGGAAGTTTAGGCGGTACTCTAATATTTATAGGCGTAAACGGATCGGCATTATAATGTATAGGTATTACATTTCCTGTAATATTCTGTTCGGGAGTTCTGCCCGCCATTCTTACTCTATCCAGCGATTTAAACCGCCCGCCATGTCCATTGGTCTAAACTCCACACGCAAAAAGTCAATAAAGATGGCACATCCGCGAATTGGACTCATTGTCACCGGTAAGGAAGCTCTAGACGACTTCACCCTCTTCGTCAAAACCCTAGAACAATGGCATCCCACAGCAGAACTATTCATCTACACAGACACAGACACCCCAATCAACCAAATCAAGACCAAACTCACAATTCACACGAAGCAGGCAATGGACCGATACAAGGGGCTCAAGCGTCCCCAAATGGAACGCACAAAAGGCGTAGTATACGACAGTCTGTTCAAAGATTACACCTACGAAAAGGCGGCAGTATTGGAGTGGATGTTTGAAACCCAGGAAACCCCAGCGTGGTTCTTAGACGCTGATATTTCACATTTAGCCCCACTCCCCACGATTCCAGAACAAACAGAACTTGCCCTTTCACAACACATGATTAAACCGGCAGATGAAGCGAAATACGGTAAGTATAATGCTGGATATATGTGGTTCAAATCAGCAACCCTGGTTCCAAAATGGAAAGAACTAGGACACAGTAGCAGATTTTACGAGCAAGCCGCATTAGAGGATCTCGCCCAAACACTTCCCAAAGAAGCCCTCTACGAATTTCCACCTCAGGTGAACTTCGGTTGGTGGCGCATGCAACAGTCTACTATCCCACAACGCGAAATTCAGGCAAAATTCAGTATTTTCCGCGGAGACCAAAGTGTCGGTATTCGCTATGATGGTAAGCCGCTACAATCCATTCATACGCACTGGTTTTCCACGACCGCGTTTGAATGTGTATCATTTCGTATGTGGTTTGATGATTTTACAAATAAATTTAAGGCACATAAGCCACTACAAAACTACCGTAAATTGATTGGACTCGCTTAGCCGCTTTGCGGCACCGGTCTAGACCAGCGGAAACAATTTAGGAATGCCACAGTTAAAGAACGGTCGGCATTGCTCAATCCGTGTCCAAGTAAGACGAAACAGACCCTCAGCCGAGCAGTATGACTGCCACCATTCACGACCCGCCGCTGACATCGTTGCCCATGTCTCTGCCGTTGTCTCTTTCACAATCCGCTCCACATCTGCCGGCTTTGATGCCTTGAAGTAGTGAACCCCCTCCTTGGGCGCCACTAGATACCCCTTCATATCTACACCATCGGTTATGATTGGTACCACACCGCAGGCAAAGTATTCAATCTCGCGATTACACTTGGGACCGAAGCCAGGTAAGCAGAGACCAAATCGCGCATGGCATAGTTTGTCCAGATACTCCGTTTGTGTGTAGGGGTACGGTGCACCTGTAGAATCTATAGGCATAGAGAATAGTTCTACACACTTGCTCCAATCGTAGACGGTACGATTTTTCTGTTGGACACCATTCTCAATCTTACCGAGAAAGAGAGACTGAATAGAGCGCTTGGACCAACCGAGGAGATTCTTCTTTTCAAGGTTGATCACTTCAATTGCCCGCGGAGAACGAGGCCAGAATCCCCATATAGACTGGCGTAGCCGGTGATTTTCGGGACCAGGCGGCGCACAATTGCCAAATAGCGCCATTTGATACGATGGCGGTGCTGACCACCAACGCGTTGTAGGACGGTCGTAGAGAAGAATTTCACCCGCCGAACCCCACCAACAAAATGGTGTATCTTCTGTCTTCTCTATCTTCACATAGCCACGCTCCGCCCAAATATCTACCATCTCACGGAATGTGTCGCCACTGTGATGCCAAATACCGTCTAATGCCTTTCCAGTAGGTACAAGAATGCGCGGCACTTTTACATTGTGTGTGGTATCGCGCGAGACTTTGAGCAGATCCTTGAAACCGAACTTTTTAATGGCACGACCAACATCTAAGAGGGCATTTTGACGCTGGATTTGAATTGGCTCACGCTTGAGCAGCCCCGCAACATAGTTGATCTCGGCAGCACCGGCAAGATGGATGCGGTCGCCGCGCGGCGCCTCCATGTGATTGAATTCCATTACATATGCGCCCGCGGGTGCTAGCCATATGTAGTCGAGTCCACCACCATCCGCCGAGCCAAAAATCCACGCCGCCGATGCAAACATGCGGCGACGCTTCTCGGGCATATCGGTTGATGATACATAGTGAACAATCCAGCCGCGTGAGAAGATATATTCAGCGACCGATTCCGCCCATTCGCGTGTACAGACCGACGCGGCATTATCATCAACACAGAAAACCGCAACCGGTTTCTCAGGAGCCTCCTCCACTGGTGCCATAAGACTACGCAGCAATGTAATATCTTCGGCAGACACAAGGGAATGTTCAACCGACGGGGGCAGCGCCCATACATCGTCCGCATAATAGTTCATGTCATCCATCATAGGTACTAGAGTAATATTCCCCTTCTCTGATTCGGTCCAGACACAATCCTTAAGGAACGGTGCGATATCCGATAGCTGCGGAACAAGGAATTCAGGCACCGCAATATCACACGACTTGAGCAGTCGCCGAATTGTTAGAACCTTAGGAAGATAATGAAGAACCCATTGGCTGAGAGTCGTTTTACAGACATCGTCCACTGGAATCGCAATAAGAGAAGGAACATAGATACTCGGCATCATATTGCTAACCTTCGCCTCTTCCCACGCACGAATCCATTCATTGTGCGGACCAACAAAGATGTCCTTGAACGAACTAAGAAGACCCTTGCGATTCACGAATATGCCCTTCTGGAAGTGATAGAGTGGGAGTGCAGATGGCGGTGGGGTAAAAATATTCTGTTCGCCAGGCTGAAAGTTGTAGAGATCCGCTCCATCCCCCTCAGCCTTATGCCTTAACATTGTACAAATTGCCTTAGGCGCATCATCGGTTACAGATAGAATAGGACGCGGGAACGATTTGCGGAAAGCGGTACGATTCCATAATGAATCAATCGAGACAGGTAGTTTTCCTTCCTCGGCAAGATCTTTACAGACTCGCATAGGCTGAATAGGTGTAGGATCAATATATAGGAATACAGGGCGGTAGAGAACATCGCGCGCCTCATAGTTGCGAATTGCCGAAGTATGGAGATGCATGGTTTTGATAGAGTAGGCAGGGTTTACAACACAAAACTTACGACGAAGCATACATACAGTGAGCGCATTATCACAACCAGACTGACCAAAAGGGAAACCGAGATCCTCCTTATCAGGTGTAAAATCCAGCGCATCTCGTGCAAAAATCCAAGTGTCCTGTGAATCGGCGCGGGGTCCAAAGATATGCGGAGTCTCTATATCCTCCCAACGCAGCAACGCCAGAAATAGACGCTTCTTTAGGAGCGAAATCTTCCATAGATACGATAAAGTCTCGTTAAACCAGATATCGGAATTAGAGATGATAACAATGGAGCCGGCGGGCACCTTCTCCTTTGCCGCCATAAACGCATCGTAATAGGTAAGACGACTGCCGAGAATAGATACGGTTAATTTGGTTGAAGTAGGAAGATCCTTGTATTCGGTTTCATTAAGAAGTAGAATATGGTCGATCCAGGGGGAGGCGATATTCTTTTCTAAACAAGTGCGAATCTCTCTATGGCGGCGTACACTGGTGTGACGAAAGTACTGTTGGATAAGCCAGGTCTGCGGGATGACCGAGTCATCGGCACCCTCTGCGACAGCGTGAAGTCGCCCGCCCACAGTCCGTACCCATGCATCGTACACAAGGCGTGTGCCAAGTGTCAACGCCTCTCGTTCATTTACCGGATTCGTCCACGCGACAACATTCATACGGAGAATATGGGCGAGGCAAAGAATTACCTTGTCCACAGGATCGTTGGCACTCACTGGCTCTCCCAAAAACGGATAATTATCATGAAGTTCTTCAGTAACGAGTGTATGATCCCAATGAATGCCGCGCTCTTCAAGACTATTTAGTACAGTATTAGGACCAATCAATAGGCACTCAGATGTATCGGTGAGCACAGAGGGGAGCACAGCAGCCCAAGCAGCAATATCGGCATCGGCGGCAAGAACAACGGCGACCACCGCATCAGCACCGACGACTTCAATCGCCGCCGGCTCCGTTATAACACAGTACCAGCGATGCCAACGGCTACCTGGTACAAACGATGCTCGAGCCCAGAGCATCGTCTTATTGTCAGTATGGACCTGGGTATCCAGACGCATAATGCGTATCGGTTTGCCTGTAATAGGATGGCGCGCTTCCATGGCAGTTATTTAACTATAGTCGTAAGCCCTTAAATATGTATTAAATAAACGAGACCTGTCTTGGCAATTACATCCATAAACGCATAGGCAACTGTGATATACTTCTTCTCAACAATCTTGTTCTCCTGTAGCCAATAGACGAGCGGGTAGAGCGACCATACTCCCAATGTTAGATACACAGCACTTATATTCTTCGTTTGCTGAAGCAGAATCATAATGATGGGTACAAAGGCGAGCATACCGAGCGCAAAATAGCCATTTGCTTCCATGCGATTCTCTGTCTTCGTTCCTAAGTAGCCGGATATGATCATGAGAATATCACAGGCGACCATTCCCAAGATGACATCAAGAGATACATCATTCGCGTAGAGAAGTGCCGCCAACATAAGCGGTGTCGTAAATAGCCAATCACTGTGTCTCCACCGATCGGATTCTTCGGGATGTGCCATGATTAGAGAATACGCAATGCACGCGATTGTGGGAATAATGGCAAGGGCGGGCGATGCCGAGAATCCAATAAGAACCGATGTAATAAAGAAAATCGTAAACGCCGAACTAACGGCGATATTATCCATTGTACCACCTTGTTTTATCTTTTGACCAATGAAAAAACTAGGTATTATAATACGAGGCGCAACACTTGCAACCACCGCTGCCGCCATTTATAGTGAGATTAGGATTTAATCCACCGGTAAGGACCCTCACCACACACATCCACCGCCACCTTATCAGGATCCACATCTAGATTACCGCGGCGACCGTAGACATGCCAGTGGAATTTACCACTATCGCCGTACACTGTGAACTGACTGTTTGAAACACAGGATACATTAAGCAGACGCATTGTACCGTTGTATATAGGCGATACATGGACCGTAAAGTCTGTGGCAAGGGCATCTACATAATCTGGTAGTGTTATTGTGGCACTAGACTCAAGATCTGCGATAGTACCGATACCACGATAATAGACACCAACTTCAGGTCCTTCTAAACATGCGTGAACAAGATATTTAGACTCGTCCTTGGGATGCTCTATTACAAATGTCTTACCACTATTGTAAGTGATCTCGTAGGTTACAGGATTATATTGAAGCGCACCATTTGCTGATGTAGCGCGTATCGGCGAGACATTAAAGACCCCTCCGCTACCTAATAATAATCCATTTATACTACTAACTGTGATTGTCGATGTATAAATAGCACCTACTGTAGCAGTACTCGCATAGAGAGACGATGTATAAAATGTACTAAATCCGCTAGATAAATATTGTATGTAAGCGGCATTTGTACTATTAATCAAAGCCACAGTATAAGCCTCTAATTGCATAAATGTTTCATAAATACCAGCAAGAATACTGCTTGTAGTAATAATAGAGAATTGATAAGAGAGACTAGAAATTTGTGCTACATTACTATTTGTGGATGCAACTAACGAGGATATATCACGGAAATAAACTGTGGAAAATGCCGACAATGAACTTATGGTGCGTCCCAATAACGTTGACTGAGCGTAACTTGATACAATAATAGGACTTATATTGGTACTAAAAAATGTACTCGTAATTACATTAATCGTATTTGTACTAATGGTAAAATATTCAAGTTCTAAGGTTGATACCCGTCTATTTAAGCTAGATATAACTGCCGTATTTGTACTAATTCCTTGTGAAAGATAGATTGAGGTGCTAATTAAGGATGAATTAATTTGCGTACTAAATGTATTTAGGTTAGTAATCGATACTTGACTGGAAAGGACGCTAGCTAGTTGCGTTGATGTCCATACGGTCGTAGAATAAAGTTCATAATTAAATGTACTTGTTATTGCGTTGGATGTAAGCGCAGTTTGTAGAGCAGCAGAGGTACTTACAGTAGAAAGTCCTATATTTACCGAGTTTTGAACTGCATTAATTTGAACCAAGAAAGTGGAAATGGAACTAATCGCATTTACCGTACTATACATGACATTCAGCGTACTCAAATAAAAGGAATTTAGTTGAATTTGAAATGAATTTGCTGTAGATAAAAATGCATTATTTGTACTAAGCGAAAGAGTTCCTATGTTTGTAGAATTGGTATTTATCTGTCTAAAAGCACTACTAAACGAAGAGATTGTATAGTATTCAAATGTACTAAATTGCGATGATAGACCGGTATAACTGCCGACCGTTTGATAAATAAGAGTACTTGCTGCGTTATAGGTACTAATTACGGACGATTGTAGGTCATGTTCTACTTGAGTATATACGGTTCCTATAGTTGTACTCAGTGTTGACAAATCGGCGGGGCTCACACTATTACTCCAGTAGGTTTGTCCCTGCCCGTTCGCATACAATGTGTATACGGAGGAGATAGGAGCATTTCCAGCTGCACGAAAGTTTAGCTGGTTGGTAAGTATGGCATTCAAACTTGCCCCTGTAGCATAAGCCATTCTAACCATATTAGGCATTTTTGCCCTGCCTCATTACACGCGTATGCTCATATCTAAAAACAACTTATAGACTTAGAGTAAGAGTAACATGTCCAATTCAGGAGGACTTCTCCAGTTAGTAGCGACCGGACGACAGGACATATATCTGTCCGGTAATCCACAGACGACATTTTTCAAACAGGTATATCGTCGGTATACTAATTTCAGTATAGAAACTCAGCGTATTCCGTTTGATTCAGCAGTAGACTTTGGAAAACTGATTACTGTTACGGTTCCAAGAAATGGTGATTTGTTATCACAGGTATATTTACAGATACAGCTTCCCGAAATTACACCAGCGGGACCGGTGCCACAGCCGCCAGGTATCGCGACAGAGTCGCCGACGGATTATTCCAAAATTACAAATTCGGTCAGTTGGGTGAATGGTGTTGGGTATGCTATGATTGATTACATCAGTATTTGGATTGGTCAGCAGGAGGTGGATCGTCACTATGGTGAGTGGATGTATCTCTGGACGCAACTCAGTACACCGGGATCAAAGAAGAATGGTATTTACTATATGACAGGTACACAGGAGGTATACAACGATCAGTCGCAACCTGGTCCACTCAATCTGTTCATACCACTTGACTTCTGGTTTTGTAGGAATCCAGGGCTCGCCTTACCGCTTATTGCTCTACAAGCAACACCGGTACGCTTCTATATTAGACTCAAGAACGGTAATGATCTAGTGTTTAGTAACAATTTGGAGAATGCGGTATTAGCAAATAGCCCCAATATTCCTACAGTACTCACTGCCACACCAGTTACTATTACGGATATGGTCATGTGGGGAGATTATATTTATCTTGATGTGGAGGAGCGCCGTCGCTTTGTCTCGTCGCGCCATGAATATCTTATTGAGCAGGTCCAACAGCAGAAGCGTTACAGTATTCCACTTAATACAACCCGTATTTCGGTACCCCTGGTCTTCAATAATCCAATTAAGGAAATGGTGTGGGTAGTGAACGAGGATCGCATGCTTCAGGCGCACGAGTGGTTCAATTATGGTAGCCGCATGTTGAATGAGTACGGTATTCCCAATTTAGATATTATTGCGACTGCGCTTCTTCAGTTTGATGGCTATGATCGGTTTGAAG